TTCGGGGCCTCCACTGTCGCCTTAACGGGACATTTGGCCATGCCTCCATCCGGAGGTTTAGGTCAGATTACCGAGCCTTTTTGGCTTGGCAATGGTGGAGGCCCCGAAGGGCCTCCTGAGGTCATTCTGCTATATGACTGAGACACAGAACAAGTCAACGCCTAGAGGAGCTTACGTCCAACAGGGCTCATCCACGTCCGCTTCAGGCCCAGATGCTTGGACGGCGCCGTTTTCGGCGCCGAACATGCTACGGGTCTCGTGGACTGATGCGCTTAATGGAAGTAAGAACGCCCGGTGGAGGTATCAGGTTCGTAATGGCTTTTCGGCCACGACGACTATGAACGCATCCAGGAAGACAGTGATGTCTTCCCCGGGGAGGTTTGCCATTAACTACGGCATACCTCAGATCAATCCCAACCCTAGTGGTCGTCGAAGGACGATGGTCACTGGGTGTCCGGGAATTGACTCCTCCTTCTTTAACGTCAACACGATCGGTGTATCCAATAGCAGCGCTGTTTCGAATGCAGCGTCTCTGTGGTATCAGGCCGCCCGAGATAAAATGTCACGCTTTAAAGGCATGACGTTCTTAGCGGAGGCGCCTGAGGCCAAGAGAATGATGTTCGACCGCGCCTCTAAGATGATCACCGCCATACCTACGTTCCAGAACCGCCTCCGAAAGAGGTGGGTCCGGTCGCGTACAAAGCGGGGAAAACTTAAGACGCTCTCTGATAGCTGGCTCGAACTACAGTTCGGCTGGCTGCCTCTCGCCTCGGATATCGAGGATGCCTACGAGACTATCCAGTCTCCTGGCATGCAGGATGCCTTCGTCGTCGCTGAGGCTAACTCTGAGTCTTTGGAGTCCTTCGACTCCTCTCAGAGCTTAAGCCCTACGATGTGCTTAAGCATCACTGACAAGACCTTCGCTGTAGGATCTTGTAAATACTACGGCGTTATCAGATGTAGGGGTGAGCCTTCAGGTAGTAAGCTGCTCGATTTCGGACTTGGAGTCCGCGAGTTCCTGCCTACCCTCTGGGAGGTCATCCCTTGGTCGTTTGCGATTGACTATTTCACTAACGTCAACGAGATAGTTAACGCAGCATCCTATGCCACGGTGGAGAAGCGCTGGTTGTCACGGGTGGATAGATTTCGACGTTCTCGCGAACGTCATGTCCATTCACCAGTGTTTAACTACGCAACATCACCTGGCTCCCTCTTCGTTGAGGTAACGGATGCCGTCCCTTCGTCCGTAAAGGTCGAGGCTGAGCAAGTCTTTAGATATCCTGCCCAGAGTGTCCCGATCCCGAGCTTTCATTGGGAGATTCCGTCTCCCAAGCAGTTCCTGAATCTGGCTGCCCTGGCAGTGTCGAGACGACTTCGCCTTGCCTATTAACCATCTATTCCTGGAGCCATATATGACTAAGTCAGTGACTATTCAGGTAAGCGACACCGCTGCCATCAAGATTCAGATCTGGTTCGAGTCTGCTTCGCAGGCCTTTCGAGGCCAGTGTGTAATCGTACATCAACACGTCAATGAGGGTTGGGACCTCGATGAGCCTTACAGCTCCGAAGTCTTCTGCCTCGCAGACGTGTACCGATGCGCGATCGCCTCTGGTCCCGATCTGGTTTCGAACCTTCACTCGGATTTCTGTCAGCTTCTTGCTACCATTTCAAAGGCAGGCACTACCGATTTCGATCGGTATCTGTCTTTGGGGGGTACCAAGCGTCTGATAGAGGCGTACTTCGAGCTAGCGATCCGCGAGGATCTCTGCCGGAGGCGCGCCGCTGGGACGTGGTTAACCCACGCCTACGATCCTTGTGGTCTGATCTCCTGATGTCGGGTGTTGCGCACATGGAGACTTTGTCACATGATGAACGTGCCCGGTACTATCAACGGTACCGCACAAAACGGAGGGTTCACGAGCCCGACTTACACCACCTCTGCCAGCTCCACGACGTTTCCGAACGGGAAACAGTATGTGGTGACTGCAAAAGGTGGCACTCAGCCGGTAGCTGTGGATGTCCACAGCGCTTCGCGACCCTTCTCCATGCTGGCTTCTCGGCCCGCAAACGTCCGTGGACTCCCGGCGGTCAACGCCAACGGAGTGCTTCCGAACGTCCCCGTCAACGTGTACGGCCTCAACACCCGCAAGGGTGTGACGCCGCTCGCCGGGCAGGCATCGGTGCTCGCGTCAATCAAGACGTCGATCAACGTACCTGCCGGCTCCGATATCGCGGACCCCGCAAATCTGCGGGCCATGATCTCGGCGCACATCGGCGCTCTTCAGCAGCTCTCGGCCGAACTCGGCGAGACTGCGCTGACCGGCGAAATCTAGGAGTAATCTTAGATGTCGCCGAACAGCAAGAAGAGGACAAAGGCAGCCGCCTGGCTAACCTTTGTCATCACGCTGCTCTACAGCCTTTACGCCACGAGCGATGGAGAATCGCTCACGATCCCTCCCGGGATCAGTCGTATCGGCCTGTAGGCGTTCGGAGTCGGACGGAGCGGTCATGAGAGACCAGTCCGCTCTTTTCGATCTCGTCTCCAGAGACGTGCTCGCCTTTGAAAGCGAGCCCTTCCCAGAGCACATAAGGTACGCTGCATCGAACCTCAAGCGAACACTTCTTAAGAAGTTTCAGCCTAAAGGTAATCGAATTAGCTGCGCAACCGATCGTGCTGCTTTAACCTTCCTCCAGGCTAACAACCGGGCGGCGGGTTGGGAGTGGCGGTGCAGGAGCCCGATTATGGACGAGGTCCTACAAAAGACCCGTCTACAATTGGATCGCTTCTTCCACCGAGGTCCCGATCTACTCTTCTCAAGCTACCTCCAAGTGCTTGAGAGGGGAACGACAGGACCGGGTAGTTCGCTGATATGCGATGGTGAGAGTTTCTATGCGAAGCTCGGCTCCACGCCACAGCTAACTTGCACATCTCTTGCCTTGTACAATCTGTACTCGGCATATACGGCGTTGTACCCTCTGTGGGAGGCAGGCGAAAGCCTGCGATCCTCCCAAAAGGAGTCTCACGTACGTATAGTAGACTCTAGCAAGATGACGTTCGTACCTAAGAACGTAGATACTGACCGGGGAATCTGCGTTGAGCCCAATGTCAACATGTTCCTCCAGCTCGGTCTTGAGGGCATCCTTCGGGATCGCCTTCGTGACCTCTGGGGGATCGACATTACGACTCAGCCAGACTATAACCGTGTCCTCGCGCGCATTGGGAGCAGGGACGGCAATCTCGCCACCCTCGATCTTAGTAGCGCTTCTGACCTAATCAGCGTCAGGATGTGCGAGATACTCTTACCCCGTTACGTGTTTGACACGTTGATGGAGCTGAGAGTCTCGAAGACATTCCTCCCTGACTATGGTCTTAAGGTGGACCTGGGCATGATGTCAACGATGGGAAATGGTTTTACCTTTCCTATCATGACTATCCTGCTCAGCAGTATCGTTCGAGCGTGCTATGCCACTCTAGGGATCCGCATCGCGGATAACCGGCAGAGTGTAGCTACACACGCAATTGTTCCTGGGAACTGGGGTGTGTTCGGCGACGACATTATAGTTGTACGCGAAGCGTACGATCTAGTTGTCGAAGCTCTGCACACTTTCGGTCTTCAGGTCAATGAATCGAAGTCCTTTAATACAGGACCGTTCCGCGAATCTTGTGGTCATGACTACTTCCGTGGCCATGACGTGCGCGGTGTTTACCTGAAACGGTTAGCATCGCGACAAGACGTAGCGGTCGCCGTGAATCTGCTTAATGACTGGTCTTTTCGCACCGGGATACCGTTACCGTGCGTAAGGGAGCTTATGGAGGGTGAAAACCTTCCATACGTTCCTTTTACGGATGGAAACGATGCCGGTGTGAGGGTTCCCTCATCTATCTTCCGCGGACGTGTCCGTGGGCAGAAGATACTCTATCGCGCCTTCGAGGCGAAGAGGGCTTCCTATAAGATAGGTGACGGGGTAATCAAGTCACCACGCAGAGGACGCCGGTGGTTTTACAATGGGCCTATGCTGTTGTTGAGCCTCCTTAAGGGCGAAATTAGGAACGGTGAGCTCTCCGTAAGGCAAAACGGGGTCCTCTACCGTACGAGACGGCGCGTAACACCCTATTGGGATTACGCTCCGCCGTCGGTCTGGTTTAATCCCCAGGCTGACTGGACGCGTT